AGAATCATATTGACTTGATGATGTTGTATTAACCCACAATTCAATTGTGAAATCTCCGCTTCCAAACTCAAATGCTGCATTGTCTGCAACAGTTAAATAATCCCCGCTACCATCAAAGTACCCGCTACCACCAATTGTAGCGGCAGAGTACGCAGATGTTGGAGCGCCAAAGGGTTGGAATGTTTGGACGGATGGTGAGCCAGTTACAGTAAATGCAAATGCGTTTGTTGAGTTGTCTACAAATCTGTTTGACTGACAGGTTAGTAATTTAGTATTTGCATCGGCTGTTGATGGCGATGTTGGGTTGGCAGCAGGAGTCCAAGCAACCCCTTTAACAATTTTAAAATTAGAAATGTATGAGTTGATATACGACGTAGACGTGTTGCTTCCAATTGCAAAAGATGTAGTTGAAAAATTGGTGCTATTTGAAATTGAAAGTATTGAAACATTATTTAAGTAAACTTGGAGACTTGATCCAGTTCGAGTTACAACGAAAAAAGCCCATTGGTTCAAAGGCGCAACGGTAGTGCTGTCGTTAGTCGATCCCGTATACAAACCAATATATTTTGTAGTTGCCGCAACATACAAGTTTAAGTTGTCTGTTCCGTTTCCAAAAAATGTTTTATTGGCATCGCTAACCAAGTACGCCCAGAAACTAATATGGAAGTCTCCAGTACCAAACCCAAAGTCCGCACTACTTGGAGTTGTTATTTTGCTAGAGCCATCAAAGTAGTTACTCCAATACCCCGGAGCCTCACTAAACGGGGTAAACGTACCCTGAGTTGTGTTGCCGTTTCTAAAAACAGTAAAGTTATTTGCTGAAGAATCTTGAAACGTATTATTGTTTGATAGATTGGTTCCCTGCCCCGGCAATAGCAGAGTGTTGTATCCAAAGTACGGATCGCCACCGCCAGTAGGAACGGGCCAAGTACCTGCTCTCTGATAGCGCAGAGCCTCGTCTAAAGTCCAAATACCTTTGGCCGAGAGTGCACTTACTGTTGGTGCAGTAGAAGAAAGTATACGGCCTGGGTAACGAGACATTAGGAAATCTCCTCATAAGAACAAACAACCTTGAGGTCATTAGCTGCGCCAGCAATTGCTCCAATTGACTTATCTTCTTCCAAGTAGATGCCAGAGGTCTTGTCGATCACAATCAAAGATGAGTCAGCCGGAACAGTAACTGTCGAGCAGATCTGAGTTGCCGTGCCGCCTATCGCAGCTGCTGAGTACAGGTTAATTGTGATGTCAGCGTTGTTAGTTCCGTCAACATTTGACACGATCAGCGAGTTGATCTTAAAGACCTTTCCGCTGGATGCTGCGTTGCTGACGACGGATGTCGCTGAGGTTGAGGTTAGGTCTACCACGGCAGTCTTGCCAGTGATTGTTGCTACGTTTACTATATTTGGTGCGGCCATAATTTGATCTCCTTAAGGGTTAGCCACCGAAAACAATGGCCATTGCGATGGCCTTACCTGTTGTGATACCACCACCACCACTAGGGGTTACAAAAGATAATGTCCCTGAACCATTAGTCTTTAATACCTGATCTGCCGTGCCATCAGTTGTCGGCAGGGTGAACGTATTAACAAACGATGTTAGGTTGCTATCGTATGCCTGGACATCTGTGCCAATAGTCAGGCCCAGGGAGGTCTTTAGTGTTGCCCCAGACTCCACAACAAAGTTAGTTCCATTGCCAACAATGACGCCATTGTCTGTTGGGGTCAACCCAGCAATATCAGCAAGCTGTGCATCATAGCCCTGAACATCTGAGCCAATTGCCAGCCCCAAGAAAGACCTGGCAGATGAGCCACCGGCACCTAGCGTGGTAAGGTCAGCATCATAGGCCTGTACAGTTGAACCAATGCTGGCTGCTGTAAGTACGTTGCTACCAGAGTTCTGCAACGTGCCTGTGAAGTTTGCTGTTGTATCGGCGTACTTAGCAAAGCTAGATGCCGTGAATGTGCTGTCTTTAATCAGCTTTCCGGTCGTGCCATCAAACGCAACCAGGCGGTCATTGACCGCAGATGCTGGGCCAACCACATCGCCGGCACCAGAGCCAGATGCGCCCTTCTCTGCGAGCACATCCCAATAAGTTGTGTTCGTTGGCAGGTTTCCGGTTGAGGCAAGCTTACAGATATAGCTTGATCCGTTGTAGCTAACAGCATCATCGACTACATAAGCTGTGCCACCAGCATAAGCGCCTAACCATCTAAGGCCCTCTGGCCCGGTTGCGCCGGTTGCGCCTGTCGCTCCGGTCGAGCCCGTTGCGCCTGTCGCTCCGGTTGGAATGCCGAGGGTTAGGGTATAGGTTCCAGAGTTGTACGACGCTGTTGCACTAGAGCCAGCAGACAGCGTGGTGGCTGTGGCCGTAAAGTTAGTGGCCAAGTTGATTGAGGCGTTGCTAGCGTTGGTAGCTGTGGTTGCAGAACTAGCCGCCGAGGTTGCACTATTTGAGGCGTTAGTTGCAGAGGTGCTAGCGGACGATGCGCTATTAGATGCGTTGGTTGCGGCTGTGCTGGCCGTAGATGCAGAGCTGGCCGCTGCCGTTGCGCTGTTAGACGCATTAGTCGCTGACGTACTAGCGGCAGATGCGCTGGTAGATGCGTTGCTTGCGGAGGTCGATGCGGCAGACGCAGAGCTAGACGCGTTACTTGCCGAGGTAGAGGAGTTGCTTGCCGAGGTAGAGGCGTTAGACGCCGACGTAGATGCAGCCGATGCACTGGCCGCAGCTGCTGTTGCATAAGAAAACGCCTGGGCCGCGTCTACCAACAGCGCCCACTTGGAGCTAGCCGCGTTTGTAGTAATTGGCAGCGACCCACTAGAGGTGTGCTGCTCAATACATTGATAGATGTTGTCGTTGGTTGTGTCTTTAATAATATCGCGCACATAGTAGAGCGTGCCGGCGGCCCAGTTGCCACGGTTAGAGCCAATAAACTCTGTTGCCGATGGGTTGCCGTTTGCGTCAAATGACAGCACCTTAAGGGCTCGCACCGATGCCCGCGGCAGGGTCATGCTAATTGACGTTGGATCAGTCTGTGGAGCCTGCAGCGCACGTTGCAAACCTTCTTGATTTTGCTGGTTGAAGATGGTCTGCTGGTCGAGCTCGTCGTTTAACGTATTAGCGAAGAAGTCGCCGCCGGTCACAAAGTCTGTCGTACGGGAAATCGTACGGTTGCCAACAATTGCATATTGAGTTGGGCTAGCCGGGGCCAGGGCCAATCCAGCAGCTGTGATGGTTACGGACCCGGTGCCGTTAGCTGCAATTGAGACGGTGTAGTGCGTGGTCAGCGTTAAGAGTACGTCGTCCTTGTAGACGGCGATGTCTCCGGCGGCCAATATCTCGAAGGTGAAAGAATATGGTCCCGCCCCACCAGCCCCGGTTGGGGAGTACACAGCTCGGCGAGTGACGTTGTTAATCTGGATTGGCATAGTCGGGTCCTTCCTGTATGGATTCTATTGGTTCACAATTAAGGTTTGTAGTAGTTTCCGTGGGCCTGGCGCAATTCATTGAGCTCAATGATCTTGGCCTCGATGCCGGGGTCCTCAGACATCAGCTGCATCTTTGCGATATTCATATACTTTGAGTGCAGTCTCTGGACCTGCTGCTGCTGGTCGGCCTTCGATAGCAGATCGAATCCAGGGGTGCGGATCAGGCGCAAGATGTCGTCTTTGGCGTTGGTTTCCTTGCCATAGATTGTCAGCAGCCGGTGCCTTTGGTTGGCATTAAGCTCCACGTTGCCTGATATGGCGCCCTCGCCTTGGCCAATTTGAAACCCTACCTTGGTTTCAGGCATCCCAATGGGTGACCCCAGGCGCACCAGCTCGTCGTCTACATCCGAGAACTGGTCAGGGGAAACCCTAGTTGGTAACACCATGCCTAAAATACGCATGGTCAGGTTTTCGTTGGCCTGCATCTTTGGGTCTCCCCACAGATTCAGGTCCTCTGGAAGGTCGCTATTAAAGTACGGCAGCCTCGAGCGGTACCTGTTCCAGGCGGTTACCAGGCCGCGCAGCCCCATTGGTAAATTTGGATCTGCGTTTACGTTTGTGGCATTTGGGTCCAATAGGCGCTCGAGTGCGCCGCCAAGCGCGGACGTGCCAGGTAAAGGTGACCCACCAATTACAAACTGGCCGAGCTGCTTTGTGAGCTCGTTGACAACCTTCGCTCCGTCTACCTCTCCGGAGCCCCTGCCAAGGCCCAGGGCCTTTGTTATCTCGGCCAGGCCCTGTAGGTATGGCTGCTCCTTCATGTACTCATAGAACCCGTACACCATACCCATGGCGACCTGTTCTACCTTGCCGGCGTCTGGCTCCTCCAGCGCGTATTCTGCGTAGTCCGCGGCCATACCAATAAATGCGCCAATCGGCTCTAGGCCCTGGTAGCTATAGTAGTCATCGCCAATCTTGAACGAATATGGTTTAGCCCCGGTGCGCTCCCACGCCTGGCGCTGCGCTGGTCTCTTTGGGCCACCACCAGTGATTGTTCCCTCTCCGGCCATCAGCGCAAAGGTAGTCAGCAAGGTAGACCCAAGGGTTACCTTTGCTAGAGCCATGTCGCGGTAGACGCCGCCCTTGCCTATGTCATCTCTAAACCTGGACGACAGCGGCGCAAATGGCGTGCGCTCGATCACCTCCAGGCCAATGTTGGCCGGGGTCTTAAAGAACGGCACCGCAATCTTCAGGGCCGGGTGATTAAATACTTTCTGTAGCGCAGCTAGGGCGGGTGGCAGCTCTCCGGTAAACGTGCCGCGCCTGGCAAATTCCATCGCCGCGTCGTCTAGGTCCCTGGGTGGGTTCTCAAATAATGAGGTCATCTCCGCTTGCTGCCTGGCCAGTGCGTCTGACTCCGACGCGCCGCCCTCGATGGCCTGACGGTAGATGGACTTGCCGCGCCGATCAATCAAAGTGTTGAGGTGCATCCTGTAGAAGACGCCCTTGAAGAACTCATCCTCAGACATCAGAGCTCGTCCGGGTAGGGTAACGGCTGTGCCATAGTAGTCCATGGCCTTGCCCATCCAGGTGTCCTGTCCAACTCCAGTGATCCTCTGCAGTGTCTCGCCCAGAGCTTCCTGTGGCATACGCTGCAGCTCTACCTTGCTCGCTAGATCGCTGGCCTGGTTGGTACGAAATGCCGTGGACGCCAGCTGCAAACCCTCTGACATCCCATTACGAAGGGACTGAATCATGGTCAGCGCCTCGTCCAGCGCTATTTTTTCATCTGCGCTTCCTGGGACCAAGTCGCCCCACACAGAGCTGCCACCTAGCCACTTTGGCACCGCGCCCTCGCGTGCGGCCTTCGGCAAATACTGCGAGTAGAGACCAGCTATCAAGCGCTCTGGGATCTGATACAGCCCAAACATACTATTACCCAAAATATTTTTAGCGTGAGATGTGAAGGACGCCAGAAGGCCGTTAATATATGTCGTAAACCACACATCCTTGAGGCTAGAAAACATTGACTTCTCAACCATCTGGTTGCGAGCTGCGCGAGACTCTAGGGTCAGATAGCTACGCGCCATATCTTGCAACGATCTATCGCCGCCGTACTCATCTAGCACCTGGCGAATAATGTCTGCGTTGCCCTCTCTTGGAATACGAAACACAGCGAGGGCCCTGGCCGTCTCTGTCTGGATTCCCTTAACGCCCTTTTGCACCAGGCCGTGGAATGCTACCTGCTGTCTCAGCTGCAGCTTTTGTGCGTCGGTGGCCTGGCCTTCGTTGACTAGCTTGAAGAGACGGTCGAGCTCGTTGGCCGAGCTCTCTAGAACCTCGAGGGCCTGGTATGTCTCCACAGCTGACGGCAACATCTTCCCGTCGGCAGCTATTAGCCTGGACAGAAACGCCTCGGAGATTCCGCTTTCCTTTGCCTTGGCCTTGAGCTCATCAAATGTCACAGCCTTGGTCTTGATGCCAAGCGCGTCTGCCACACCGCCAACTACACCAGCTGCGTTCTCGGTTTGAAATCTAGAAAGATTAAAGGCCTCCTCTGGCGGCTTGCCCTGCGTGATGCCAAATGTCTGGCGACGGCTAACAGCTCGGCCAACCTCCTCGGTCAGCTGCTCGTCTGCCTCCGGGATTACCTTAAATCGGCCAACCTTCTCTGGTTCCGGCAGAACGCCAGGTTTAACCTCTGGCACAAGCTGGCGCTCTGCCTTGGGCGCCTTGCGGGTAACCGATCCAATTCCACCACGAACTATCCTGTCAAATAATCCGGCGACCTGGGTGGTGTCTTCCATGCCTGGCGTGCCTGGCTCACCAGACAGCAGCTCCATCTGCGGGGTCTCGATGGCCTCACCGGGCATTGGCTCGACCGGAGCCATTGGATCAGATGTGATCTGATCTGCAGCCGGCAGAATTGATTCTAAGCGCTGCTCAAGTGGTTTGATGGCCATTTATTTTTTCCCCTTAGATACGCCCATTGCTGCATCAACCTCTTTGACAAGAGACGGGTCAGCCTTTTCGGCCTCAAGGCGCGCAAGAGGTCTAATCTCGGACGCGGCAGGCCAATTACCAAACGCACGCGACAGCGCATGAGACTTGTTTAGACCACGAATCGCATCATAAAAAGTCGTACCATCGTCTAGCTTGACCTCTAAGAATTCCGCGTGCTTGTATTTTTGCTCGTCAAAACCCTTGTTCGGGCCGATAGTCTTAAAGCCTTGTAACTGCCTTGGCTGGTTTCGGTAGGCAGTAAACTCATCGCGCGAAATCCAAGTATTGATTGCGCCAACAGGTGGTGTCTTAGCAATTTCGGTGGCCATCTTTTTTGCTTGCTTGCCAAGCTGAACCGTGCCAATTGCGCCAGGGAGCATACCGACAGCACCGATACCTGCCTCGATGGCAGCGCCGGCCATATCGCCTTGCTTGGCCAGCGTTGCGGCATTTCCCAGGTTGCGGCTAGCCTCTTCAGTCTGCAGCGCGGTTCCTATCAACGGCACAATGTCAGCAATACCTATGCCCAGCGGCCCACCAGATGACGGGCCACCAATAATGCTTTGAGCGTTTTTGCGTGCGCTTGAACGATCCATGCCCAAACCCTCAAAACCAGCTTGCAAAAACGATGCAATCCGCTCACGCGTGGTTGGGTCATACGCCTTCATCTCAGCTGGTGCCTCACTGGGCTCTGTTACCTCTGGTCCCTTGGCCGGCTCTTGTTCTGCCGGTGGCGTGCCAGGAAATTCATATGCCGCCAGGCGGTCCAAGTATGCGTTTTCAATTTCAGACCACGACATTATCTTGCACCTCCAGCTGTGATGCCTTCTTTTTGATCAAGCAGCGTCTTAATACGGTTCAGCTCGTTTAGTTTGTTTTTGTCTGTTCCGGCCTTGCGCTCAAGAGCTGGGAGATTGTCTCTAGTAATCGGGCCGCCAATCCAATCTTTTTTCTCGTAGACCCCAAGGGACTGGGCAGCTCTGGTGGCAGCCTCACTGTTACGTCTGGTTGCAATGTTGGTCTCGAGCTGCTGCAAGATTTGCGACGTGGTTAGAGATACCCCTCCCTTGGCCGCGTCTGCCTGAATGCGCAGGGCCTCGGACTCGAGCTCCTGGCGGCGCTGAAACTCAGTTCCCTTGGGGTCGAGCACAATCATCTGGCCAGGTATAACCGGGATGCCAGCGAGCCTGGAGATACCCTGCTGCAGGTCTCGCTTGTCTCGTCTGTCGTCTGCATTAAGATACTTAATCAGAGACACATAGTCGTTGCCTCCGATGCCCTTGCCAACGTATGCGTCAATTTGTTCCTTAGTATTGATGGCGCCTTTGTCAATTAAATTGTAAATATTTCCAAGCACCATTGGGTTGCTGCGCACGTTTGGATCTAGCAAGTCTTTCAGTGTACCAATTGGAACAGAGCCGGGGGGCAGTTCAACCAATTGTGAAACCAAAGCTGTTCGCCGTGGGTCTCCGTCTGGCAGCGGAAATATTTGCTCGAGCAAGTTAATTGCGGCGGCCTCGCCCTCTCTCTTGTTGCGGTCTATTTTTTGTTTTGCCAGTGTATCGCGCTGGTTTGCGGCCACCATAAAGTTTGCTGTTACCTTGGCCACGGCGTCAAAGTCAGTGTTAATCATCTGCTTTAGTACGGGGCTTAAGTTACCAATTTCTCCCTGACGAATTTTAGATAATGTTTCGTCTGGGTTAACCATAAACTCATCTGAGGTCAGCACTTTGGTGAGCGCGTTAATCTTGGCGTTGCGCAAGCCGGCCTCAAACTTAGTGGAATAATCTTTCTGTATGGCCGCGTCGCCAAATATCAGTGACTGCAGTTGAATATTATTGCGAGCGACGGAAGCTATGCCCTCTATGTTGTTTGGGTCTTGCGCCACAGCCGCCTCCAGCAATCTCATCTGATTGTCAAAGTCCATGTCAAACTTGGCGATTCGCTGGTTCTTGGCGCGCTTGAGCTCTGTCTCGTATGCCGACTTTAAAATTGCGTTGCCCTGGGTGGCCATTGTGGCCCTAAACTTAAACGTAGCCTCTGGGTCGATTTTTGTAATAACCGGACTAAAACCATCAGTGAAAGCCTTAATTTTTGTTTCAACGTCAGCGGATGTCGCCTGCCCAGTTTCAACTTGCGTGAGCAGTTTTGTAAGCTCGTTGCGCCCTTCCATTTCAAAGTGACCAGAAATCTCTATGGCCCTTGCCTTGCGAACTGCTTGGTCAAAAATAGAAAGACCGCCGCCTAAGCCTAGTGGCTGAATGCTGCCGCCTTTTGCGGCCTCAAGCTGTTCTGGGGTAATTGGATTTGTGGCCACAAACTCCAGGCCCTCTTTTTGGCGCAGCTCGCCTGCCTCCTTAAAGAGAGTGGAGCTCATTCTTTCTAGCAGCTGTGATAGCTGGCCGGCCGCCTGACCCTCGGCGCGCACCCCAACGTAATCAACCTGGGGCATAGCCACCCGCTGCAGAGGCGCCCCGCCAACCCCAGCAATCTGTGCGCGACCAGACTCAATTCTTCGCTCTGCCATGTTCTATGCCTTTGAAATTGTTTTGCCGCCCTGAATTGCACCAGAGACCAGGGTTGCGTCTGCCATGAGACCGCTCATTCTGCGGCCAGTTGCGCCTGCCATTTCGTATTGGCCAGCCTGGCGCTCCGCTGAGTATTGGGTCAAAATGTTTTGCATTTCTGCTGACTGCAACATTGCGCTTGCGTCCTCGAATCCCATCACCCTGGCTGTCAACGCGTTGAGGTCTGTGATGCCAACGTCTCTGTATGTGGCCGCCACGTTCTCTCTCTGTACAGCTGCAACCGACCCCTCGGCATAGGACACGCCAGACGCCGCCGCCCTGGCACGCATGGCCGCATTTGTGGCCCTCATATTTTTTAGCAGTGAGTTGCCAGCGATGGTGTAATTTTGTGCCTCGACCTCCGCTTTCTTGAGCAGGCGTCCGGCTTGAATTTCTGCGTATTGCAAGTCCATCTCGGACCGCACGCCAGCTATGGCCAACGTGTCTCTAGCCTGCAGAAGATAGGCGGTTTGATTGTAGATGCCCTGGGCCTTCATCGCCTCCGATTGGCCGTAGGCAGAAATGAGCCCAGCTACACCATACATTTGACCAGCTGTGACTGCCATGTCTATGTCCCCGAGTTGACGGCCACGCGATAATCGAGGCCCAGCAAGTTCATTTTTAGCGGCAGGGTTTGTTCAATTTGAATGGCCTGCTCGCGCCCATAACCTAACGCGCCGTTGACACGCTTAATTCCCGTAAATGTTGGGACAGGCAAATCTAAAAGTGGGTTGTCTAATAACCGAAACTCAATCAGCTGGTTATTGATTTCTAGGTTCTGTGTGTCTTGAACTATTGCGCTAATTTCAACAATACGTTTTTTGAACGACACCCGGCTGCCAGTTTGCAGCTTAATCTCTACGGGCATTGTTTTAACGTACACCGTGATTGGCAATCCAGCCTCGTAGCTAGTGACAGACTCTCGGTCAAATGTAATAGCGCCACCAGCAGACACTGTTTCGTTAGATTGTGGCACGCCATCACATATGACATTTAAGCTCTTGCCAATGTGTGGCAACCCAGACCCAATTCCACCTGCGGAGCCACCAACAAACGCACAGTCTGTAAAGTAATCGTATCCAAACAACTCCACAAAGTACCGCGTCGTGCCATTAAACACGCGCTTTGTAACGCAGTAGATATCAGTAATATCTACACCAACATCAATAAATTCTCCATCTGTGGTGAACTCTGATGGGGCTGTAATTTGTTGGCTGCGCATAATTGCAAATGCAGACATCGATCCGTCGTCTGTATTTGTAATCAATAGCAGGTCGCCCTCTTCGGTGGACGACGCACGCCGCATAGCTATACGTTGCGGGCCCTTGAGTAAGTGGCCAGCTAGCAGCGAGATGCGCTGCGTGATGTAGGTGAGCTGCGTGTCCGAGAACACAAACTCGTTTAATGACTTGCCCTGGCGCTGGATGTAGACCGATCCAGTTTCAACAGATTGCACCCTGGTGCCTGGTTTGGTGCCATTGCGCGAGACGTTCTTAAATGTAAACGTCAGCGGGGTAACAGGGTCTGTTCCCTGCTGTGGCACATAGAATTCGCCGCCGGTGGTGAACACCTGGAAGTCCCGCGAGCTGATGATGTCTGTGATGACGTTAAGTTCGTTGGTGTCAAGCGTCGCCTCGACAGCGTCGTCGTCCAATGATTCAGTTGGGACGAACTCATAGAACAGCCCAATCTTTGAACCCCAGATGGTTGATGGGCGCGATTTGCTGCCACCAAAATACAGCCGGCCCTCATGGAACGTCACCGTACGCGGCCAGCCGCGTGTGGCAGACCAGGCGTCTTCGTAGCCATGTTCAATTTCCCATTTGCCTGGGTCAATGTCACTGGTTGAAAAAAATGGGTACTCAGTAACCGCTCGGACCTTGGTATCACTCAAGACCTCAACAATCCGAGCGCGGCCTTGCGGTTGAGCGTTGATGTATTGATCAACAGCTGCCGCCTTAAAAGAAGCGATATCGTACTGACTTGTGTTGTTTGGTGCGGTAGTCCAGGCCGGACTCACCGTAAGAACCTTCGTTGTGCCGTTGTAGTCCTCACACAATCGAGTCTGTCCAGCACCTGCGCCAGATGTGATCTCGATGAACATACCGACATAGATGTCATCTGTTGCACTTGAGGCCGACTTCAGCGTGATGGTGTTTGAACTTCCGGCCTGCGCTGTTCCACTTGTGTTGTGCGTGTTTGTTGCAGTGAGCTCTACGTTTCCAGACACGGCACTCACAGACAATTTGCTGCCAACGTGAATGTGCGAGTCCAGTTCAAACGCATACTTTGGAATTGAATCAAACGTGATCGTGTTGGCCGTCCAGCTTGAGTCAGATGCGCCGCGCACGATCTTGATTGGCTGTAGGTCAGGGTGGACGACAATCAATGTGTCGGCCGATTGTGTCCAGCACATATCATCAACGATTGAAGAGCCAATTGTGGTGGTCAGGTAGTTATTGCCGCTAGCATTGATGTTTGATACAGCCGCACCATTCTTGATGACATACATACGGTTGTGCGTAAAGCACAGCATATAGCTATCATCTACCGAGAACTGAAACGGGACCAGGCGCACGCCGTTGCCGGCAGATGGTGTGGAGCTGTTTGGTAGCTCGAGAATATGCTTAGTACCGGGCCGGCGACGCAGGCCGCCCTGGGGCTGAATCAAGACGTTGGTCGCCTTGGCCAATGCGTTGTTATATGACTGCAGGTCCACCCTAGCACGCAGCAAAGGATCGAGCTCACCCGTAGAGAAGTTGGTTTGAAACTCGACAAAGCGCGGCATTAGTTTCTCACTGCAATTAAGCTGAAGTCTTCAATGACCCTGGTGGGTTGGTTTTGGCCATCAATGTTGGCGGCAACTCTAAAGTATCCACCCCGCATATTCTCTGATGGGTCACCCAGCGCCACGCGCTGCCACTTGGTAGATTTTTCTTGCTGCTCAGTAATCGTCTCCGCTATGTGCCACGCCATCTGGTACTTAAGCAGCTGAACAAAATATGCTGGCATCGCATACTCTGGAACCGAGTATTGATAGTCTATGTATACAGATGTTAGGTTTGTTAGCAGTCTGTCGCCCTGGATCTCCCAATCCTTGACCGGGTACCCACCTACGGCGTTGGTCTCAAAGACCGCCCTGGGGCTGGCTAGCCTGTCGCCTGGCAGTTGGTACTCATATCTCCACACGGAACCTGGCGCTGTAATCAGCTGCGAGAGCTGAACTTTTTTAATACTAAAACCCCACGGATACATTGTAATTGTGGAGTCTCTAACATTTGGGTACAGGCGGTCGCATACAGAGCTTTCATCTGTTCCATCATTAAAAGATGTAATTGCCTTGGCCCCAAGCATGAGCAAGGCATCTGAACAAATCCGAATTCCGGTGTCGCCTGAAGCCATTTCAACCTCTCAATGTAAGAAAGGCCAGCCCCCGATTACTCAGTGGCTGGCCCGTTTACAACGTCACCAATTAGTCGGTGTCGGTGCCGCCAAGGGTGGTGGCATCAGACATATCGACAACGGTTCCGGTGTTGGACAACACAATCATAATGCCGTAGGCAGGCGTGCCACCTACACCAGAGTAGACATACATCATATCGCCAACTTTCAACAGGCTAGCAGCCGTGTTGAAGTAGCCAGAGGTGTCAACCGTGGCTGCGGTGTCGGCGGTCTGGTATGCCCAAACCTGGGGTGCGTTGCCAGCTTTAGAGCCGGAAACAAGATTGAGGCCATCAGCAGAGTAAGCCATTTGTGATTCCCCTTATTAAGCTGCAGCCGCGGTGTCGCGTGCAGTAATTTTAACAATACCCTCGGCGTCAATCGCTATACCGCCAGCAGAGAACAGAGCATTTACTAACCAGCTTGTCTTGTCGGCGATGTAGTTGATTTCCGTGCGAGGAGCGATACCCTCTGCGTAGCCGATTGCATCCTTGTGGAATGCGTACAGCGTGCGGTCACTGGATGCATCGATGGGCAGGCCACCCTCGGAACGGTCACCGAGAATGTGGAACTGGAATCCCATAAATGTTGAGAGCTCACCCTGAACCAAGGCCTTGACACTGTTGAAGTCCGAGCTGGTGACCGAGGTCTGCTCGAGCATCGATGCCAAGCTGTTGGCGTGGATGATGATGTGACGGTTGTCGGACGGAACATTCTTTGTGTTGAGGATTTTTGCAGCCTCACGCAATTTGGAAATGTTCATGTTGGTGTTCGAGCCACCGATGCTGTTGGCCACAGTTCCGGTGCCGGAGGCTGCGTTCAACGCGTCGAGGATGATCTGGTCCTGGCGGCGGCCAATTGCGTTGCCCACTACCTGGACAAGCTCAGAGCGCTCGTCAAAGTTAACTTTTTGCTGCGAGAAGATGTCGCTGTATTCAGCGGCGTTCCAATCACCTAGCGTGCAGGTGACGTTAGAGAATCCCACATTCATTGGGGTAACTTCAGTCTGCGTTACGCGAGCTGTTGCTACGCCACGTCCAACCTTGGGGAACTTAACTGTAGAACCTTCGACTCCACGACGCTGACGAACCGCGCCGACCAACTGGGCTTTGCCCTGGTAGGCCTGCTTGACTTCAGCATCGAAGAGCGTAACGAAGGCGTTTGAGAGAGACAGTGCCATTTCGTGCTCCTTGAATTAGTCAAAAAAAGGGTTGATCGCGTCGGTGAGCCAGTAACCTGGGCCTGTGCTTGCTGCTTACGGCAGCCAATCGTCAGCATCTCACTGCGGTCAGGGTCGCTATTAAAAGCGGTGGGCCATGGTTGCATTCTATTTGTTAAAAACCAAAATGCAAGCACGGTGCAATATAAAAAAAACCCGGCGCTGTGGCCGGGTCAAATCCCCGAAGGAGAGGGGAGGAGGAAATGCTTACTAAGAATTTTGAGATGCCATCCACTCCCGCTCTCTTGACTCTCGCCAGGCGGGGTCGCTGTTCCATCTTGGGTCTTTAATGTAGCCCTCGAGCTTGGATCGGTTCATGCCGTCATCGAGCGGAACAGATTCAACCGGAACCCTTCCCTCGTAGGCAGAGCGGATTTTCATCAGCACGTTAATGCCCCTGGCCGTGCCGCCCATAATTTTGAATTCCTCAAAATCATCCGCAGACAAAATTTCTTTTTTGACCATTCCCCTGGCCCAATCGACCATGCCGTTAACGATGGCGTTGCCGTTTGGCCCCAGAGCCTTGAGCTCCTCTGCTGGGTCAATAGATTCTCCCTGCATGAGTTCTCTGGCCTGCGAGGACAGCTTACCGGCCAGGTCATCAAATTGGGCCTGGGATATACCGTTCTCTTTTGCCCAGCTGCTCAGTGTTCCCGCAATGGGATTCTGGTCGTCGTAGCCATCTCCGAATGCCTCGAGCTTGTACTTGCCGTCCGCTGGGGCGTTGTGCTCCCCCTTGGAGATTTTTGCCCGCAGGTCCTTCCAGCTCTTGGCCAAGCTTTCGTAGTCTGCTTTGCCATCTTTCCAGAAGTTCTCTGGGAGAAAATCTGGGCGGTCCTTTGGACCCTCTGGCTTTGGCTCGCCTGGCGGCGCTGCCTTGTGGTCCACCGCGGTTGCGGATGGGTTTACTTCTTTGTTTGCGTTTGGGTCCTCTAGTTGCACGTTATCGAGTAGGCCGGACTCTCCGGGCTCGATGTTGGTGTCTTCGCTCATAGTTTCCTTGCTTGGTTAATCCGCGACATTAGATCCCTCACTACATTTCTCTGCCCTTCGACAAAGTAAGCGAATGAGGCGTCGGTGCCAGGCGCGGCGACAGGCACATCGACATAGGTTGCCCGAAGCCAGGTCAGCAATTTTTGCCCGTCCTCGGTCGCAAATACACGCAGGCACAGCTTGGCCAGCTCCTCGCGCTGTTGTGTTACGTCCCTAATATCTGGGGGCATTGGTTCCTCTAGGTCCTCCCAGCTCATGCCGGCACCATCTCAGGTGGGACCATGGGCTGCTCCGCGGTTGCGGCCATCTGAGCGCTCATTGCCTGCATAGCGAGTGCATTTTGTTGCTGTTGCTGCATCTGCTCCATGAGAACAGCTCTCTCTGCTTGGTTGTTTCTGAGCGTGGCCGGCACCCCCAGCTTGTCGCCAATGTAATCCACGACAAGGTCTGTCTTGATTGCGACGGCTCCGTCTGTGCCAAAGCCCTGCATCAGCTGCGAGTATTGCAAGATTGCGTTGATCTCGTCCATTGCCTGGGCCTGGGCCAGCGGTGCCACCGGGGTAACCTTAACCTCTAGGCCGTTAACGCGCAGTGGCAAGTCAATCATGCCGCGCTCGTCCATTACTTCGAGAATCTTGGCCGTTAGAGGAATCATGGTCTCATTGATCAGGCGACCAAAGGCAGAGCCCAGGTTCTGGGCCAGCTCCTTCATTCGCTCCACAATTTCTGTGGCAGACCTAGCGGACATATTGTCTGGCGGCAGAGACTCATCCAACAGAATTCGTTTGATGCTGGCGGTCATATCGTTGATCACCAGCTGCGACACGTTAAAGTCTCCAGACCTGGGCAACGCTAACAGGCTCGGACCCTGTGGCCCACCATTACGGGCTACCGGAATAATCGCGCCAGGAACAATTTTGACCGTGTTGGGATTTAAGACCCCGTCATCAGCTGCGGTGTAGGCACCAGACACGGCCATAGAGGCATTCTTAAGTAGAAGCTCCTTTGTCTTGTTGAGTGTCTTAATGTCTGGCAGCGCTGTCATTAGCGGGCCGCGGCCATAGATTTCCCCAGCCACTTTCATGTAGCGCGATATAACCCACGGGGAGGTCTTTCTTCTGCGATAGACAATCTCTTGCTTAGATGTCTTGTCGATAACGTGGTAACAGTAGTCCCCGCGCTTGGCGTCAAATATGGTTGCCTCGAGCAGCTCAACGTCGTCCGTGGGTTTATTTTGAATGCGGCGCACCATATCGTCTGGCATCTTGGCATCTGGCCACTGGCGCTCGATGCTCTCGCCCTTCATGCGCATTCTTCTGTATACATTGTCTACCTGGCCATTGGCGCCCTCTTCGTAGGACACAAGAAATAGCGGGACCGGCACAAAGTTAATTGGGCTAATGTCATCGCCTGGCTGCACCATCATACAGGCCGTACCAACCGCCAGGTCTAAGAGAAACTCTCCAATTGCAATATCAAAATTAGATTGACGCAGCGCCGCAAACATCTTGTCCTGGTAGACATCCAAGATTGCCTGGGCCATCTGTGTCTTATCAGTAGGAATAGAAGGTCCCGGCTCTAGCCGGCACCACTTGCGCTGGGGTGGAAACACCACAGACTGCAGTCGGTTAGCAAATCTCTGAGTCGAATTGATTGCGGTCGAATCAAATACCCGGTGCATTTTTTTGGTGCCGGTAGCACCGCCTTCCCATACGCCATATAGCTGGCGCTGCGGGAGGGCAAATTCGTAGGCGTCTTGATATATTTGCTGAAATTCGTCTTTTTTCTTTTGGGCTATTTCCTGACGTTTCATAATTTCGTCAGGGGAAAGACGCAGCCCGCCCGGAGCCTTCTTGTCGTAGTAACTAATATCCATATCAGTCCTTTTCCAGTTTGTACTTTTCAAGCAAATTACGGCCCTTGGCAGCTAGTCGCGCAGCTGCTGCGCGTGTTCTTGGAACCGGCTCGCCCCAGGCATTAGCAGCCTTGGCCAACCTAGTTGGCTCACCCTTTTCGTTAACCATGGGACCGCTTGGGTTGGTATAGAACCTAGTTAAAAAAGAACCCTTGCGCCTGGCTCGCTCGCCAGACGGAGACGAATCTTTGACGCCAGGCTGCAAGTTCTTGCTTTCCCCTGATCGCTCAAATTTGCGACGCCCGGCCTCGGTAAGGCCACCGTCTGGGTCCTTGTATTTGCTCACTTCTCGCCTCTGGCCGCCATCATGTTATCGATTAAATTTGGATACGGGCGCCCAGCCTTTTTTGCTTTACGCATAGCCATACGTTTTTCAGATGAAGTAAGTTTTTCTGGTTTGCCGGCGCTCTTTGGCCTGGGTTTGTCCCACACTTCCTTATCCATATTTTGCGTCCTTCATAAGACCACCCTTGCGAGAGCGTCTCTGTTCAGACAGGGCAATGGCCACCGCCTGCTTGCGATTTTTGACTTTATCTCCAGAAGAGCTCTTGAGCTTTCCGCGCTTATATTCACCCATTACCTTTTCAACTTTGTCCATGGTTACCCTTGCATTAGTGGCCGTGAAGAGCGGCGTGATACAGCTGATATGCGGGCAGATTTGCGCTCGCCCAATTCGCGTTGAAACTCGCTCTCTAGTCCAGCGCGTTTTTGCTGAAATGGCTCATCAGAGAATGACTCAATTGTTGGCGCAGATGGTGGAGCCTCTGGTGCAGCTGGGGCCTTCTCTGTAAACGCGCCAGGCGCCGTGCGCTGCGTAAACTGCTCAAAAGGCGTGGTGACTCCAGATTTTCTAAGATAGCCGGTAGCTTGATACCCAGTTTGTCCTTTGACATCTGGAACCCACTCCCACCCCGATGGAAGAACCCAGCGAGACTGCCCTGAGTATCCCTCAACAAAAGAACTTTCTGGTAGGTTAATCGGGTTATATTTCCACGCTTCTGCGAAATTGACCTGTTGTTTTGTGCCTGGATAATTGGTTGTATATACGTTTCCATAAGCGTAGTTGGACATTGTGACGCGCCTGCCCTGGGGATCAACAGCATAGCTTTTTAATAAATCCTGGTAGCTTGATACTTTGCTTTGATACTCTTTGGCCTTGGCCTCGTAGGTGGCGGCTGCGCTTTCGTATTGAGGAAGAGTGCTCTCTTGATATTTCTTAATTGCTGCCTCGTATGGGGCCAGAGTCTCAGCTGTCTTTGCCTGGTATGCGCCAAATGCCTGCTCGTACTCAGACGACACAGACTGAATACCGCGCTTATATTGTTCAGCTAGGCGAACAATATCTCTAGACCCGCGCTTTGCCGCAGTTCGTTTTTGATATAGGGTTGGCGCCGCCATGGTTACACCATCGCCCTCGTTCCAAGCTGCGGGCTTTCAATTCCAAGTTCCGGTGTTAGTCTTTCTTGAGACAATAGGGCTCGGCGTCCACCGCGAGTTCTAGCTTTTAGGGCCGATGCTTCAGCTGCTGCGGCCTTGCGTCGCTCCTCGTCAGCTGCAGCTTGCACCTCTGATGCTTTCTTTTCCATGGCCAGCTTGTTTTCTTTGTACTGCAGCGATCCCTGCTCAAACTGTTGCCTGGCCAGGTCTGCCTGATCTTTAAGGCTGGCCGCCTGCATCGAATAAATTTCATTTTGCTTGGCAACCTGCTCGCGCATTGCGGCTGCGTCTGATGCTTGCTGTTGCAAAGCCTGCCGCTGTTGGCTTTCGGCGTCTTTCCTGGCCTTGCGAGCTTCGTTTGCTGTGTAGGCAGAGCCTAAGATAATTGCGCCTGCGACCCATCCCGCCATATTAGTTCCCCTTTCAACTTGCGATTTTCACCCAGCCCACACGCTGGAACCTCATACAACCGACCCTCAAGCAATTCAATGTCGCGGCAGTTGTCCTGGTTTTCATATATGTCAGTCCACACAACCTCTTCATCGAACACCCTGCCAGCTCTTTGAAAACCAGCTGGAACATCAAATTCCATTGGGGCCACCAGCACTTTCACTCCGCTATCTGTGTTGACTGCGATGGTTCCGCTTTCCAGGCGAACCCGGTATTGCGTTTTGTGTGCAGCTCCGGTTAACACAGTCCACGGCGGTATCGTAATCGTGCGCTCATATATGCCAGGCAAGAATCGATGAGATGTAACAATTTTTGCCTGCTCCATATCGAGCAGCTCCCCTTGCATCTTAATCACCAACTCGCGCTGATCTGCAACTGACAGATCTCCGCTCTCGAAGATGACTAAGCCACTCATGCTTTTATTCTATTGGTCTTTAATCGGTATGCAATACCTGTGATATCACCGTGCAATCACCTCATGCGAAGATGTCAAAGTCGGTTTTGGCCACAATCATTCCCTGTGGCTGGCCACCCAATTTGTGGCTCCTGGTCATTCGGTTGTATTCGCCGCCCCCAAGCAGTAAGTATCCGAAAGAGTCGCCAATGTGTGAGTGCTCGTTTTTGTTTGGCGCGTCTCTGAATCGTTCCTGGCCGGCACCAATTGCTACCCTCTTAAAGTGATATCCACCAGCTAGCGCCTTGCGCAAAAGCTTGCACTCTCGGTTGACCAGCAGTCCTGGCTTGCCCTCAATGAGCCGCTGCATTGGCGCAGCTGAAGACTCGCGCCTGACCTTGAAGTCGTTGGATGCCGTGGGTTGGGCCTTGAGCCCCAGGGTTCTTAGAAAATCAAATGCCGTCACCTCGTAGATGGCGTCTCTGGCCTGGCCAGCAGGGTCTCCCCAGATCATTACCTGGTGATTTGGGTACCTGGCGTTGAGCTCCGCTAGCAGCTGGTGGCCAAACCTCTCGAGGCCCATATCGAAGGTGACAATTTCGTGGTGAATCTCCCACCGTCCGTTTGGCAGCCTCTGGCCAATGGTTGCAGCTGGGGTCAAACCGAAGTCCAGGCCCACCTGGATGGGTACCTGCGGGTTCACGGTGGTGTCACCAGACATGGTTGAGTCGTTATACTCTGGCCACACCGGCCTTCCCTCTTGAACGTAGGTGTACAGCCCACCCGCGTAGCACTTGATCCAATCTAGGTTCTTGCCAAGCAGCATCTGCTGGTAGTAGCCAGGAGGCAGGTTGTTGATGTTTTCTGCCTTTGGGTTCACCTTCCACCACTTACCAGCTGAGAAGATGTGGTCGTTTGCCTCTGGATTCTCTGGTAGCTGATCTGGGTCCACCTCAATAATCCCACCCGGTTGTTTCCAGAACTTCCACGCGTACTGGCCAGACATCTTTTCCTTTTCAGCTATCTTGTGCCACCAGTGATCGTCGTCCATTGGGTTGGTATCCATCCAGATACCGTGCCAGGTGGCCCCACCATCGCGTTTTGTTGGGTACCGACCAACACGGTGGGTGAGGCCATCGATCACCGCTTTTGGCAGCTCTCGGGCCTCGTTGACCCAGGCGCCGGTAAGCTCCAAGGACAACAGCTTTCGCACGTCTTTGGGTTGGTCGAGCGCAAGGAATATCACCTCGCAGTCGATCCCAGCGGCCCCGTCCCTGGCCGGCAACCTGATGTGGTGCGTGATTGGTGGAGTCCACAGCATTGGACCGAAGGTTGCCTCTGGGAATAGGTCCAACCAGGTCTTGATGGTGGTGGTTTTCAACATTGGGTAGCTATTGCGTACAATTGCAAAACGCGTATATCGGATGCCATCGATAGGGGAGGGCTTTTGCTTGACGGCCTTGATCATTACCTTGGCCGCGCACGCGTAGCTCTTGCCAGACCCCACCGGTCCCATGACGCCTTGCACAAAAGCGTTTGATCCAATGAAGTCGTAGACGGTGGGAGACCTCGAGAAGTCTAAGTTAAGACCCGTGGTGGCCACGGCTTTAGTGGATTGCTCCTTAGTTCTTGCCACTTTGCACCTCGATTAGTTTCTCGAGGAAGTGTGCGGCCTTCTTTAGGTCGTGGACCCCGTTTTTTTCCTTGTAGCGGGTAACGTACTTAATGATCGATCCCTCGAGGAACCCAAGTTCGTTGGCCACAATGTAGTCCCACGGCTGGATCGCCTTGGTTTTGTAGTGGCTGCCGCCCTCTTGCCTGTCGTTTGCCTGGCTCATTGTTCCATCTCCCACGATACCCACACACAAAAAGTGACCCACGCCACGGAATACAGCAAAAACC